CCCGGGCGATCGCCCCGCTCAGCACGGCGATCATCGGCATCGTGGTCACCGCCAGCGCCACGGCCGGCGCGAACACCACTGCGCTCGATGCGGCCTTCCCGCTCGACACGCCGGTGCTGGTCACCAACATCCGCACCGCGCTCAGCGATGCGGCGATCACCAACGGCGGCACACTGCTGCCGACGCTTGAAGCCATCGCCGATCAGGCGAGCCCCACCCTCGTGATTGTCCGCGTCGCCACCGATACCGATCCCGGCGATCAGGACGATCTGGTGGTGGGCGGGGTCACCGCGGGCAGCTACACCGGCCTTCAGGCCCTGCTCGCCGCCGAAGCTCAGACCGGCTTCCGCCCGCGCATCATCGGCGCGCCGGGGCTCGATACGCAGGAGGTCACCACCGCCCTTGCCATCGTCGCCCGCAAGCTGCGCGGGATGGCCTATGCCGCCGCCCTCGGTGCCGACATCGCCGCCGCCGGCACCTATCGCGAGAACTTCGGCGATCGCGAGCTGCGCCTGTTCTGGCCGAACACCTCCAGCACCTTCGCCGGAGACCTGATCGCCCGCCTGCTCGGCGCGCGCGCCGCGCTGGACGAAGCGCAGGGCTGGCACAAGACCCTGTCGAACGTTACGCTCGCCGGGGTGACCGGGGCGGAGAAGGACATCTTCTTCGACATCCAGGACGAAAGCACCGATGCCGGCGCGCTCAACGCCAACGACATCGGCACGCTGGTCCGTGCGAACGGTTTCCGGGTCTGGGGCAACACCACCTGCGCCGGCGAGGACGCGCCGGAATACCGCTTCGAAAGCGCTGTCCGCACCTCGCAGGTGCTGCAGGACGAGATCGCGCAGGGCCTGCTCTGGGCGATCGACAAGCCGATCACCGGCAGCCTGATCAAGGACATCGTGGAGACGATCAACGCGCGCTTCCGCAGCCTGATCGCCGCCAACCGGCTGATCGGCGCCAAGGCCTGGTACGATCCGGCCCACAACTCCGGCACGGACCTCGCCGCGGGCAAGCTGGTGATCGATTACGACTTCACGCCCTGCGCCCCGCTGCAGAGCCTGGAGCTGAACCAGGTCATCACCGACCGCTACTACGCCACCCTGTCGAGCGCGCTGGCCTGATAGTCAGCGCGCCCGCCCACCCCCTCACCTGAACAGGAACCGCCGCCATGGGCCTCCCTTCCAAACTCAAGAAGTTCGCCGTCTTCGCCGATGGCGTCTCGTACCTCGGCGAGATCCCCGAAGTGACCCTGCCCAAGCTGGCGATCAAGACCGAGGCCTATCGCGGCGGCGGGATGATCGGCGAGGTGGACGTGGACATGGGTGTCGAAAAGCTCGAGGCGGAGCTGAACGCCGGCGGCATCCTCGGCCCGCTGGTCCGCCAGTTCGGCGCGCAGACCCACGACGCCGCGCTGCTGCGCTTCGCCGGGGCCTACAACAACGACAGCGGCACCACCCAGGCGCTCGAAGCCGTGATGCGCGGCCGGATCACGGAGATCGACTTCGGCAGCGGCAAGGCCGGCGGCGATACCGAGCACAAGTACAAGTACGCGCTCAGCTACTACCGCCTCGCGATCGACGGCATCGATGAGGTCGAGATCGACATGATCGCCGGAACCTACGTGGTCGGCGGCGTCGATCGCTACGCCGAGATCAGCGCCGCCCTGGGCCTCTAGCCCGGCGGCCAAGACCTTCGCCCCGGCGTGAAATGCGGGCACGCCGGGGCGGGGACAACCCGCAAGCCCGCCCCTGAAGGATCCCCGCAAATGTCCGAACCCGCACCCGCCCAGAACGCTCCGCAGAGCGTCGAAATCACCCTCTCCACCCCGCTCGCCCGCGCATCTGGGGAGGTGACCAGCGTCACCCTGCGCAAGCCCAGCGCAGGCGAGCTGCGCGGCCTGACCCTGCAGGACATCATGCAGAGCGACGTCAACGCGATGATCGCCCTGATCCCCCGCGTCGCACAGCCGTTCATCACCGCCGACGAGGTCGCCCAGCTGGATCCATCCGACTTCTCGGAGATGGCTGGCACCATCGTGGGTTTTTTCTACACCCCGGCGCAGAAGGCGATGATCGCCAGGGCGTTCGGGGGCTGACGGTCGAGGAGGCCATGGCCGATATCGCCGCCGTCTTCCACTGGCCGCTCGACCGGCTCGAGGCGATGGACGCGGTTGACCTGTTCGCCTGGCGCGAACGCGCCGTGGATCGCTGGAACCGGATGCAGGGGCGCGGCGAATGAGCGGCGACAACAAGCTGAACCTCGTCGTCCAGTTCAGCGCGCTCGACAAGCTGTCGGGCGCGCTGAAGAACATCATCGGCCTCGGCCGCAGCGGCGATCAGGCCCTGCGCGGCCTGAAGCGCGAGGCCCGCGACCTCCGCGGCCAGATGAACGACGTGGCGCGAGAGATCGAAGGCGCCGCCGGCAACGTCACCGAACTGGCCGAGCGCGAGAAGGCTCTCGCCCGCCAGCTCGCCCGCGTGAACGACCAGATCGAGCGTCAGAAAACCCTGAACGAGAAGAACGCCCGCTACGCGCGGATCACGGCGCGCGGTGAAGAGCTGAAGAGCAAGGGGCAGGACAACGCGATGGGCGGCGCGGCCATGCTCGCGCCCTTCGTGCTGGCCGGCAAGGCGGCCATGGATTTCTCCAGTGGCATGGTGGACATCCAGCAGAAGGCCAACCTCACCAACCGCGAAACGCGGGCCATGGCGACCAACATCCTCGCCCTTTCTCGCGCCGCGCACCAGCTGCCCGAGGACATGCGCGCCGGCGTCGACGTGCTCGCCGGCTTCGGCCTCGATCCCCGCCAGGCTGTCCGCATGATCGGGCCGATCGGCCGGCTCGGCACCGCCTTCAAGGTCGATCTCGCCGATGGGGCCGGCGCGGCCTTTGCCAACCTCAACAATCTGAAGGTGCCGATCGGCGAGACGGCCCGCGCGCTCGACATCATGGCCGCCTCGGGCAACGCCGGCGCTTTCGAGGTCAAGGACATGGCCCGATGGTTCCCCGCCCTCACCGCCCAGATGCAGGCGCTCGGCCAAAAGGGCGTGCCTGCCGTGACGGACCTTTCGGCCGCGCTACAGATTGCCCGCCGCGCCACCGGCGATGCCGACACGGCCGCGAACAACATCCAGAACCTTCTGGCGAAAATCCAGGCGCCCGCCACGATCCGCGCGTTCAAAAAGAACTTCGGCGTCGATCTGCCGGCGGCGATGAAGAAGGCCTATGCCGAGGGCAAGACCCCGCTCGAAGCCATTGCTGAACTGACCAAAAAGGTCACCGGCGGAGACCTGTCGAAGATCGGCTTCGCCTTCGAGGACATGCAGGCGCAAGGCGCCCTGCGCGCCCTGATCCAGAACCTCGACGACTATCGGCAGATGCGAAAGGACATTGCCGCGTCCGGAGGCACCGTGGATGCGGCTTTCAGCCAGCGCGAGACGCAGGACGCCTCGATCCAGTGGAAGTCCTTCACCGGGCAGTTGCAGACCTTCGCGATCATCGTCGGTGCGAAGATCCTCCCCTCCGCCAACCAGCTGCTCGGCGGCGTCAACCGGCTGATGGGCGCAGTCGGCGGGTGGATGGAGCGGAACCCCCGTCTCGCGCAGGGGCTGGTGACGCTGGTCGGCGGCATGGCGCTCGCACGGATCGGGCTGGGCGCGCTGCAGTTTTCGTTCGGCTCGGTCCTCGCCTTCATCGGCCCGGCGCGAGCAGCCTTCACAGTCTTGCGCACCGCCGTCCTGTTTCTCGGCCAGGGTTTCTTGCGCGCTGGCATGATGATGCTGGCCAATCCCATGGTGGCGCTGATCGTCGGCATCGGCGTCGCGATCGGCGTGGTCGCCTACCTGGTCTACACCCACTGGGACAAGATCAAGGCGGCCTTCAGCGCCGGGTGGAACTGGATCAAGTCCACCCTCTCGGGGGCGGGCGAATGGATGAAGGGTATCGGCCGTGCCATGATGGACGGCCTGCTGCTCATGCTGGATCCAGCCCGCCTTGCGGGCAAGCTGCTGAGTGTCGCAAAGAGCGGGATCACCGCCTTCAAGAACTACTTCGGCATCAAGAGCCCCAGCCGCCTGTTCATGCAGATGGGCGGCCACATGACCGAGGGTCTGGCGCGCGGCATAGATCGCGGCGGCGGCCGGCCGCTAGGGGCAATGGGCCGGCTC